GATCGCCGTCGTACTTCCTCTGGTCTACAAATGGATCTCAGGCTGGACGAGGTGCTTATTACACCAACATGTTCTATATCGCCTATTCAGGCAAATCCGGTTATCAAGTCAATGTTGGGAATTGCCGCATCACATTGTTTAACTACACCAGCACAAAAACAATTCAGGTGAACTTGTCGGCAGTGATCAACTTTGCATCTGACGACAGTTACGCCTTCCAGATTTACAAAAACGGGTCTTATGCCGCCACTTTTGGAGCTTACTCCGCTCGCGGTGTCCAGCCCTTTAACTTTGGCACCTTCACAGTCGAACCAAATACCACGACGACCTTTGATTTGTATGGGTCCATTTTGGGTGGCTCCGGTGGTGATTCGCTGATTCCCAATTCATTCACTGCTACTTACATCCAGGCTGTTTAAGGAGACGATATGCAACGCCTTTATTTCAATTTTGAAACCGGTGATGTGAGGCTGGTCCCTGATGCCAGTTGCCCACCCATGGAAAACGAGACCAGCTTTCCGAATGCACTTGTCCCAGATGACGTGACCATGGAGATGGTGTCTTTCAAGTTCGCCAACGGACGAATCGAGCCAGACATTCACTTCCCCAAGATTCCAATCACGACACCAGTCGTTCCATCTGGAACAACCGCAACAGATACCACCACACCCACCCCCTAAGGAGAAGATTCAATGGCACACCCACAAGTCCAGCTCAGCCTGATCAGCAATCTCTGGATCAAACTCATGACGTTCGAAAACGCGGGTGACATTAACGCGGGCCACAAGCATGTCTTTGACCATCCAACCCTGCTGGTTAAGGGCCGCATTGAAGTCGACATCGAAGGTGAAAAAACCATCTTCGAAGCCCCGCACATCATTTTTATCGCCAAGGAAACTTTCCATACCCTCACCGCACTAGAGCCAGGTACGGTGGCAGCCTGCATTCACGCCATACGTGATGGCGACGAGGTTGAAGACATCGTTGATCCCGCGATGATTCCCAAAGGAGTCAATCCGAACCATTTGCCAGCATTCATAAAGCCCCTCGCGTTTCCTCCGCAGTACCGATAAATCAATTCAAGTCCAACACAGCCGCCCGTGCGTCATGCACCGGCGGCTTTTTTCATTTTGGAGATGCCCATGACAGAAGAATCCACTAGCACCCAGAGCGCTGACATCCTTAACCTGCGCCCTGAGGACCTTGATGAGTTGCTCACCCGCGCCGCCGAACGAGGAGCCGAGCGTGCATTGGCCTGCCTAGGCCTTGAAAACGGCCACGCCGCCGCTGACATCCGCGACCTGCGGGGTCTCATCGATGCGTGGCGGGAAGCGCGCCGAACGGCCTGGCAGACCACGGTCAAGGTGCTGACCACCGGCGTGTTGGCTGCACTGCTGGTCGGCATCGCCATTAAGTTGCGTCTGATGGGAGGTCCCCAATGATCGAGACACTATTGGGTGGCTTGCTGGGCGGCGCGTTCCGCCTGGCTCCAGAGGTCCTGAAATGGTTCGACCGCCAAGGCGAGCGTGGCCATGAATTGGCTATGCAGGACAAGGCGCTGGAGTTCGAGAAACTGCGCGGTGCCCAGCGCATGTCCGAGATCGGCGCGGCTGCCGATGGCGCTTGGAACACCGGCGCAATCGAAACCCTGCGTGATGCCGTGCGCACTCAGGGTGAAAAAACTGGGGTGGCGTGGGCAGATGCGCTTTCCAGCACTGTGCGCCCAGTGATCACCTATTGGTTCATGGCGCTTTACTGTGCGGCGAAGACGGCGTCCTTTGCTGCGGCTTTGTCTGCTGGTGCCGACTGGGGCACAGCAGTTCTGCATGCCTGGACTGAAGCCGACCAAGCGCTGTGGGCCGGAGTCCTGAACTTCTGGTTCTTGGGCCGCGTGTTTGACAAGGTTCGGCCGTGATCGAAGTGCCGCAGGCAGCAATTGACCTGGCCAAGCGGTTCGAGGGGTTCTGCCGGGTGCCCAAGTCAGACCCTGACCGAGCCTATCCGTATGTCTGTCCGGCAGGGTTTTGGACCATCGGCTACGGTCACCTTTGCGATGCCAAGCATCCGCCGATCACTATGGACGAGGGCGATGCTTATCTTGCTGCTGACATGGCTGTCGCGCTGAGGGCCACGCTGCGCTACTGTCCGGCTCTTGCAACTGAGCCGGAGGGACGACTTGCGGCTATTGTTGACTTCACGTTCAACCTTGGAGCCGGTCGGTTACAGGCCTCAACGCTTCGGCGGCGGGTCAATCAGCGTGACTGGCCAGGTGCGGCGCAGGAGTTGCGTCGGTGGATTTACGGTGGTGGGCGAGTACTACCTGGACTGGTGGTGAGGCGGGAGGCTGAAATAAGCACCGCCACCCCCCCATTGATTAGTGATTAGACAAGGTAGTCTTTCAGTCGTTCATGCGACCAAATTTGGTTCGCCATCTGCTTGATAAGCAACGTCCTCTCCAATTGCTCAGCCTTCCCAAATTTTTCATAGGGCTTAAATGGCAAGCCTCGTGTAGTTCTGAAATTATCAAACTGCGGCTGATGCTCGTAGGTGCTTCCTGTCAAGCTTGCAGCGTACAGATTTTGCTTGGCGTAATGCGGTGATTTGTCTTCAAACGACTTATCTTGGTAGCTTCTGTTCACGTCTGCGGGCAAAAGCAACAATCCACCAACCCGATTTCTCAACTCATCGAATTCCTGCTGGCTGGCGCATTCGGTGCGGTACTGATCGAAGTCATTGGCCCAAATATGTTCTATGTCGCATGGATTGGGGCTGCTTCGATCTACGTATTTGTCAAACAAGTCGGGCTTGCCAGAGCCGACCTCAACGAACGAAGTAACCCGCGCGAGCAAATGGTAGATATAGCGGCGGCTGAACTGGTTCAGACTCAGACCGTTGATGCCGGTTCTTCCCTTGCTGACGCTTCCCTCGAATGTGATGTCCGATTGCGTAAGTTTATTTGTGAGGATGGACACCAGTTCCGCGAGAGATTTGCCGCGAATGTCGTTGCACAGCAGATACATTGCATAGCTTGTGCTTGAATAGCCAACGCGAATGTAATTGACAGTTTGACGCATCAACCAAATGTCGATATAGGTTGCAGTGACGGCCAGTTTTTTGCGAACAACTTCGTCGTCATCTGTAACGACCAGAGGCGCGAGGAGTACCGTGCTTTGCCACGTGAATTCGTTGTGGGCGTTATAAAAAACTGCTTCAAGCCCGGGCGTGTAGTTCAAGCTTGCATCCAAAACAATGCGATAAGCTTTGCTGAAAAACGGAAACTTGTCAGTGATCAGCGCCAAATTTTCGTTGTCACCGCCCACCTTGAGACGCAGATGGTTGTCTCGCACCCAACGATGAAATGTTGAGCCGATAAGTTCCCAGTCTTTGTCAGTTGATCCCGCCTTGCGGTCACGAATACTCTCAGCGTATTGGGCTCTAAACCACGCCTTAATGCAGGCGGCATCCCTTTCAGCTTCGTGCTCTCCGCGCCACGTGATCAACTCAAGTACGTTCTTTTTCCAGACCTGGTTGGCATTACGCCGCTTATCTTCGTCCAGTATGGGGGCAAGCAGATAGGCCTTCAGCATATCGACTGGGCTCAAAGGCTTGCCCCGGTCATTCATCGTCTCGAAAATCGCGTAGGCATAGTTGTCGTTGTCAGTTGCAATTTCAATCAAGCCAACACGTGTCATGAGCCAATAGGCAAAGTGCGGAAGGGAATCACCCAAATCGGCGATGAGATCGTTTTGTTCAATGTCACGATAGCGCGCGTGCATTGTTTGGATAGATTCGTCCTTGCCATCTGGATTAAAAGGATCCCCTTTAAACAGTGCTTCTATGACAGGCAGTCGCTCTGCGATATCCAGATTAAATTTCGGCTCCCCAAAGTTGTCACTAAAAATTAGCGGTGCAATGGTCTGCAACACCTGAAGATTTTGCTCCTTGGCCGAACGGTAAAGACAAATGAGAAGTAACGACAAGGACGTGACACGTTGCTGACCGTCAATCAGATAGCTTCTTCCATTCCGGCTACTGACAATGATTGAGCCCAGGAAGTACTCGTCGTAATTGCTAACCATGCGGGTATCGTCACCTGCCCTGTAGCAACTTTGGAACTTCAACTGAAGATCAGTCAAAAGCTCGTCAATGTTGCTCTTTTCCCATTTGTACTCGCGCTGGTATTCGTCAATCGAAAACGAACGGCTTTGTAGCAGTTGCTGCACGCTCCGATAGTGGGGAGTGATTGTGCTCATTTAACCAACTCCATCAGCTTGCCAAAGCTGTTAACCACTTCGTACTTCACGTTTTCGGGGGCGTACTTCCTATTGATCTCATCGAAGAACTTACGAGCGCACTTGATTTTGGTTTTTTCGATCTCATTGAGTACCATGGACGACATGGAGCCCTTGGTCTCGGCCACGAAATAAACGTGCTTTACCGAACCTTCCTTAAACGATACGGCCCAGTCGGGGTTGTAGTCGCCGACGGGGGTGGGGATTAGGAAGCCCCGAGGTAACTTGGCGTACACAATCACCTCGGTACAGGTGTCCAGCTCTTTCACGAAGTCTCGCTCAATGCCGGAATCCGTGATCACGTAGTCGTAGATGTGTCGCTTGAGCTTGTCACCAGCCTTGCTGAAGTCTTGCTTAGTTTGGCCGGCGGAGAATATGTC